GATACACGGATAGATCTTGTCCAGGTACTAAGTTAGTCTCATCTACTTCTATAAGCATATTACCAGATAACGCAGCATTGTCAACAGCCATACGCATAAAGCCATTCATTAATGTTTGCGTATCATCCATATTCTCTGCAATACCAATACCAAATAAACTATAAGGGCTTACTTCGTAGGGTACTGAGTAGTATGGAATAATTGCAGGAGTAAATGGATTCATAACTAAACGTAACACTTGGTTATTACAAACCCAAATATTTACATTTACTTGATCCATATCTTTTAGTTCCGAAGGAATATCAACACTGTAACCTTCAAGAACTTCGATATCAACATTACCCCAGAACTCTAGGACTTCGTAACGTTCTGCTTTGGATTCATTAGTGTCATCCTCCATAGCCTGTTCCCACCACTCTTTAGTGTAGGACTCACCCATGTTCACAGCAGTATCAATAGAATTTTTACGGAAGAAAGGCCTACGCTTAAGTGCTCGTACTTGACTACGAGACATCTTATGACGTTCTACAACGTACTCTGCCTCATCCATATTAGCAGCATCAGGATCTGGATAGAAGTTCCAAATAGAAACAGAAGAAGTTTGAGGTACAGTTTTAATATTAGGTTTGTACTCACCCTCTTCATTCCAATTAGGATACTCTTTGTCTACAGCAAATGGACCTTTCATTACGCCTGTACCAAACAAAGCACATTCAAAAGCAGCTACACGTAATTGTTTATTAGCATTAGACTCTTCAAGTTGATCATGGATTTTCTTTTCCATTTTCTTTGCTGAAACCATTGCGGGATGAAACGTAATCTCTGTAGCAGTACGTCCTGGTCCTTCTTTAAGTTTATCAGCTACTGGTCCAAGTCTAGATTTAAGACCTGCTAGACGTTCACTTAGATCAAGAGTAGTTTCTCCAGGTTGGAGTCTCATTTCTTCAGGGCTAAACTCATCTTTAGCTTTACTTGTTTCTTCATTAGATTCAAAGTTTACTGTCTCTACTACACCTTCAGGTAAAGTTGTAGGGTCAACAGTAATTGGAAATTTATTATTACCAAAAAGAACTTCAACAATTTGTCCGTAAGCAGCTAAGACTTTAGTCTTAGTAACCTTAACAAAGATGCGAGACTTTTCTGTAGAAGTAAATTGAACATCAGGTCCATACAAACCACGATAGTTTCTATAAGCTTGAATCCAACGATGCTCTTCTACTTCACGAGCTTCAGAAGCTTTATAGTAACGGTCACGTACTAAAGATACAATAGTACCAGAAGGTATATCACTCATGTCTCCTTCTTTAGAATCTTCTAATGAAGAGGATTCAACTGAGTCCATCATTATACTCTCTTGGTAAATTTCGTCTTCTTCCATATTCTTTCCTTAATATCCGAAAGTTGGATCACTTGCTTGAAAGCCTGAGTGTTGAGTAGGGTCGTAATCAAAAAGACTACTACGTGGACGAGTCATAACTCCATATCGTAATGCATCATATAGGTGGTCTTCAGCGTGTGTATCTACATCCTCTGGATTTTTTTTATCCAATGGTAAAGCAGGTAGCTGAGAAATAATATTAGAACAACTATTAAAAAATACTAGTCTAGGTTTTTCAGTCCACTCATCTACTTGTAACCTTCTGTGTAATTCGTTCTTACCTGCTACACGAGAACCTCTAGATCTATCTGCAGGTCTCCAGTGACAACCACGTATAATCATTTGTTCTGCTAGAGAGGGTCCAGTGTCACCACGCTTGTGCCACAAACTACTGTCAAGTACACCATAACGTATCTTCTCTTCTGATTCAACATTTAATATCATATCAGCTAAATCAGTAGCAATAACTTTAGATACATACATCTCCCTATAAACAATTAATTGTTCATCAGGAGCTACTGCAATCCATACAACCCCTGTATAAGAACCATAACCGTAGTCACATGCACGAAACTTAGCCCAGCTAGCAGGTATATCAAAGGGTTCTATTACATGTATGTGTCTATTAAACTCTGAGAAGGCTGCACCTTCGTTAATATCCCAGTCACCTTCTAGTAACTGCCTACGTTGATGCTCAGGTAACGACAGGAGGTTAGCTTCGTACATACCATCTTCAGCTAAATAGGGGTTATCAAACAAAGTAGCAGGTATAAACCTACGTTTAAAGAGTGGTTCACCTTCTTTAGTGTGACCTTTAGGCCAAGTAATAGTTTCTCCTGTTTCCCTATCAGTAGCCCAAAAAGCAGTGTCAGGTACGTCAGGATCAATAAAAGTCTTCTTAACCCACTGGTGTCCTGGGCCTCCTGGGTTACTTGTAGCCCTCATATGGAGGGGTAACCCTGAATCTTTAGTAGTACGTAGCCTTGAGCGCATGTAATCCCAGGGATAAGGCGTAGGCCACTGTGTCATCTCGTCAAAGCCAATCCAATTAAAGGCTTGACCTTGGTATCGCATCACATCATCGTCCCTATCTAGGTAGGACATCCACAAAGTAGCTCCCGATGGTGCAACCCAAGTCTTATCCCGTTCCATAAACTTAATCCCAGGTATTGCCTTGGGGTAAAGGAGCTTGGAAACAGATATAAGCTCTCTTAATTCTTCTGTACTCCTACGTACCAGCAACATTGTAGCATGTGGGTTGTTTAACCAACGTACTGGGTCTGCAATCATGGCGTATGACTTGCCACCTCCAGCAGATCCACCATATAGTACCTCTTGTTCAGTAGAAGCTAAGAAATCTGTCTGTGGACCTGGGTTAGGCTCAAAGATAATCTCCCTAATTGCTGTTTCTACCTCAAACTCAGGCGGCTTGACCTGTGCTGGCACTGTTTTCTTTTCTAACTCTTGCACCGATACGTTGGTTTTCAAGCCTTTCGGCTTTCTCTGCGGCTTCTTTGTACTTTTCTGCATAGAAGCGTTGGATTGAAGCTTCCTTTTTACGTTTTTGCTCAAGTTTAACCCTCTGCATTAGACCCACATGAGAGATGTAGCGGCCTGAGGTAGTACTTAGCCAATTAGAAACCTCACGGAGACTGTATTGTTTAAGATACTTCTTAGCTTGCTCAAATAATTCTAACTCTTCTGGGATTGGTAACAGTATATCAGAGTCTTCAGGGTCTTGTCTATAGCCAAATGGTATAACCCTACCAACTCTTACTACTGAAAGCCATTCATACTCTCCATCTACCGAATCTGGTTGAGGGAGTTGCCAAGTTTTTTTAATCTTCATGGTTTTTAGGTGGCAATATAAACAAAGGACTATCTGATTTGACTTCTACTTTATCTGTTTTAACAAATCCAGCCCTGTCTAATAGATCTTTTGCTGCTGCCATCTTTTCTTTGTTACCCAAGTCAGTAGGGTTTTGCATTATGTCTAGCATAGAGAAAGCAGCTTGAGGCCCACGAGTAGCTATAAACTTCTTCGTGAGATCTGCAATTTCATCTTGCAAAGTATTCATAATTGTAGTTGATGCTGTACCAGAGGCATACCCTGCTAGCTCTGTAGCTCGTGCAGGTATACCTCTAGCTTCCTCAAAGAGAACAGCTAAAAACTTTTCTTGTTTTTCTGTAAGTGTTCGACTCATATTGTAATCCCGCTAAGTAGTAATTACTTACCCATAAAATTTTTGCCATCTTTAAATTTAAAATTTCTTAACTTATGTTGTGTAGAGGAAAAACGTGTTGCAGGTAAATCAAGAGCACGAGCTTCAGATTTTGATAGTGCCTCGTAAGCTGCATATGTATTAGCTTTCATCCAAGCAGCACCTTTTAAATCTTTCTTTTTAGCCATAGGTTTTTTACGAGCAGCGTTTGGCCCAGTATTTTTACGTGCTGCTGCTGATGCTTTGATTGCTTTATTTGCTGCATCTACTTCTCTTTTTTCTGCAACAGACATTTCACCGTACCCGCCACCAACACGAGTTACTGTATCAGGTCTTTTTTTAGGTCTGAGAGTTTTCTTTTCAGAAGACTTACCAAAATCATTAGCCCACTGTCGAAGAGTCTTACCTTCTTTTTTCAGTGTAGCTGCAGTCACAGCAAGTTTTTTTACACCCTTTTTGTCATAAAAGAATTTTTCATTCTTTTTAACAGCAGCACCAACTGTGCGGGGTTTACCTTTTAATTTATCTTCTTCAGCCATAATTTATTCCTACTCACATTCACATTTGTTACAGGAGCAGGTTCTATTAAGAACTGCACGTAAGATACGTTTAAAATATTCCCTCATGATTTTTTCCTATACGGTTTTACTTTTGCTGCAATTTTCTTCGGTTGAGCTACGTTCTGTTTACCAGCAGCAGTGCCTTTACGTTTTGCTTTGGTTGTAGCAGCGTACTCAGAAGAGCTAAGAGACTTGATAGCTTTTTTAGGAAGATAGCGTTCGCCAGTAGCTTTAGAACCTTGTGTAGAAGGTTTACCACTTTTTGTTTGCCACTCTTGTTTACCCCAAGACTTTAAACTCTTCTGAGATTTTTTTAAGGTCATGAGCCTTTTTTAATACCTGTATTAATAGTACCAGTACTTTTAACCATACCGCCAACGTTGTAAGTCATTACCTTACCTCCAGCAGCATAGCCTTTCTTTTTCATTCCACCTTTAGCATAACCTTTTTTCTTCATCATGCCACCTTTATTCATCTTACCTTTGCCATCCATAGCGTAAGAAGGAACCATCTCACCTGTCTTAGGATTTTTTTTCATTGGCATAGCACCACCAGCGGCATAACCTTTTTTCTTCATCATGGCTCCACCTTTAGCCATAGTCTTTTTCTTCATTTTCATTCTTCTGTCTCCTGATAAAGATTGTTAAAAACTCTTTGTGTATCCCAAACGTATTCTACATTTTCTTTAGAATTAAATGTGTGTTGATTAGGTCTAAAGTCAGGAGCACCTTCTCCTGTTTCAAACCAAGCTGGATGAGTTACCCTCACTCTATTGTTAGGCAACGCAACCATGTTACCAGTATATTGTCCTGCATCTAATAGTTCCAATACATGAGACTGTTTATGTTGTGCAGGATCATCTGCTACTTCACTGTCAGTATAGTCTACAGTAAAATAATACTTAGCTGGGTAGAACTCTCCATCTACTTTTGCAATCCAAGGCGCTGGGCTAGCTCTCTCTAGTTTATAAACAGAATGCCAATGAGACATACAGTCCCAAGGCTGTGCTAGATAAGGAGGTAATTCCTCAGGCCATTCTTCGTATCGTGTATCAGCTACTAGCGCAGTTAAGGGCATCCTTGCCCACATAGCACCACCATGTACGTTTGGTTCATCTGTATCGTCGGACTCACACCCTGTAAATATTACTTGAAAGCTTAGTGTGCGGTTAGGCATTGTAGTAACACCTATAACCATGCAGTGTAAAAACTCCCCGTGATACTCTTCCATATTCTTAGTGTATTCACGTCTTACCCAAGCTTTGAAATGGGGTATGTTACTTTGTAGATAGGGCATTAAGCATTATCCTTTTTGCTTTTTAACTGTAACTTAGCTTGTTTTGCAAGCCTAGTTATCTCAGTCTTACCCATTACTTTAGCACGTTGCTCTAATACTGTCAATATTTGTATCTTACGAGCGTAAGGCTTCTTTATTTTTTTAACTTTTGTAATTGTTTCTTTAGCATCTTTTATTGTAGCAAACTTTATTGATACTGTATCTTTAGGGTTTTCGTCTGTATAGAGTCTCCTACCAGAACCTTTAGGTTTTTTACCCGTTCCTACCTTTGGTTCTTTAGCCATTAAGACTTATATCCTCCGCCTTTAGCTTTATATTTTTTAGCAACCATCTGGGCTTTCCTAGCCGACCACTGTCCTGGCTTTCCACCTGAGCTACCAGCCTTAACGGATGCGACAAGAGACTTACGCATAGTAGGCTTAGTATAATTGTTAGCCGCATTAACGGTAGATTTTGCCTTTGATTTCGCCACGAGTAATTCCTATATCTATTAGGTCTTTGTCTGACATGTTC